AAGATTAAAGAAAATAATAAAAGAAAAATATGAATCCACACGATAAAAAATGGAAAGAAAAAAAACTCAATCATTATGATAATAGAATATTATTTGATAATAATGATGACTTTTATGTTATGGGAGATTGGGAAGACCCAATTATGAAAGCCCACGCAGAAATAACTTGTCGTAATGGTGGTGATATCTTAGAGGTTGGATTCGGTATGGGTATTAGTGCAGATTATATTCAAGAACAAGATATAAAATCACATACAATTATCGAATTGAATGATGAGATATATGAAAAGGCAGTTGAGTGGGCAAAAGATAAACCAAATACAGAGATAGTTTCTGGTGATTGGAAATCGGTAGAACTTGATAAAAAGTTTGACGCTATATTCTTTGATGCTCACGTTCAAGAACCACTAATAGCATTATTCCCGATACATATTTTAAGATATTGTAGAGTGGGAACTATACTTACTTTCTTTAATCATTTGTGGAAGAAGACTACTGGTTGGACACCACAATTTTTTGACAAAGACCAAATCAAGTTTTATGAGATAGATGGTAAAGTTCCAAATGATAAGCAAAATGGTTATGTTGATGAGCACGATACTTATTATTTACCAGAGTGGATAATTACAGAAGATGACACCGAGCAGAAGTATAGAAAATGTATTACAAGATAGATTTAAGTAATTACAAACCACGAGAAGTTCCAGCGTATCAAGAGTTTACAAACTATAATGATATTCATTCAGAACAGATTGAAGTAGTATCAGAAGAGTTGGATAACTTTAAAGATTCATTTGGAAAAGATTGGCAAGAGTGGAATTTAAAAGACCTACGAAGTAGATTAAAAGATAATTGGACATTTTATTTAACCGAATGTGGTTGGGCATTTATAGATTGGAATAGAAAGTATCCTTATTTATGTAATCGTTATATAATGCCAGAGTATAGAAATAAAGGATTAGGAAGTGATTTAGTATGGTTGAGATGTAATGAAATCAAACAACAAGGATACAATTACGCATCAATTAAATTAGAAGATTGGAATAAACCAGCTCTATCAGTTATGAAAGAGGATATTTTCACAGAATTAACAGAAATTTGATATTTATTAGTAGGAAAAAATTATGTCAATACAAACAAAAATAACAAGTTTATTAAATTATATCACAGGAAGTGCAGGTGGTTGGCCAACAAATACCAATATTGGTATTATGTCAGGTGTTGATTACATCAAAGAGGAAACCACAGATAACATATATTTCAACGAGATGAACACTGCTTGTGGTATTTATGGTTCTTACAACGAACAAACAGCATCATTTAATCTGATTGCAGATTATGCAAATGAAAAAGGTTGCACGACCGCATATGTTTATGGGCAAAATGATAGTGTAAAGTATAATCCTTCAGATTTTCAACAACCAATAATTAGTTCAAGTTTTGCAAGACACGGAATTTCAGTAAATTTCGAATATAATAACAACACATCACACACTTATTTCACACAAAGAGGACAAAATCAATACACAGGAAGTTTCCATTTGTTTATGCAAACACCGTGGTATAGTGATGATAATCTATTAGAGATTGTTAGTGGTTCATTTAACAAAAACACTTTTAGAACTATTTTAACATCATCACCTGAAAGTGCAAGTTTAATTCCTACACTTAACACAAGTTCTTTCTCTGATACAAATGCATATCATCCAGATTTTGTAGTTAAAGATGCGAGCAAAGACGGAACAGCTCTTGACAATACAATATTGTTTCACAAATATAATTCATCAAATCCAACTTATCAAAATTCAGTAAATAGTGGTTCATTGATTGAAACTTATATTGTTCCAAGTGGTAGCACATTGAATAATCAAGGATACTTTAAAACAACAAAACAAGATTATTTATTAACACCAGACAGACAAATATTATTAAAAGATAAAGATAGATTTACTTTTTCATACGCACCAAAATTTATTTTAAGTGGTGATAGATATCACATTCAAAACGCTCTTGGTGTATATTCATCACCAAGTGGTAGTTCAATTCGTATGTATGATAATTCAACAAAACAAGTTCAAGATATTGAAGTCGGAGATGTCGTAAAGTCATACAAACCTGCCGGAATGCCAGATGAATTTTTCTTTGAAGATTGGTATGATTATAGTTCAACAAATTTAAGTGGTTCAGTCGCATCTGGTTCAGTTGTGGTTAGAACTTTTAGTGAGGACTTTTATGGTTATTATTTAATTAATGGTAGTATTAAAGTTCCAGTTATGAAACAAGCTATGATGAAAGGTGGTAGATTTTTTACGAAACAAGGCGATACTTGGACTTGGGAAACACCAGAAAATATAGATGTTGGAGACTACTTTTTGGACAAAGACGCAAATGAAGTTGAAGTAACATCTAAAACGGAAGTAGCACAAGAAGAAACATTTTACTCATTAGATGTAGAGGATATTGATACATACTTTACATCAGACATTTTAGTTCATAATATTCCACCAGGTAAATGTTTCACAGGAGATACAATGATTACTTTATCAGACGGAACTTATGAAAACATACAAAAGATTAAACCAGGAACAGAAATCAAAACTTATAATGAGGAAACTGGTAAATTACAAAATTCAGTCGTGGGAGAGATTACAAAAATTAGACACGACAATTTAGTTAAATATAAATTTAGTGATAACACAGAAATCAAAGCAACAGACGACCACCCATTTTATGTCGGTGGAGATTATAAAGCACCATTAGAGATTGGTGATGAAGTTTTAAATGATGAATTAAACAAAATAAATGTGGTTAATGTTGAAAAACTTGACCTACACGAAATCACATATAATATAGATAACACAAATAACGGCAAGAACTATTTTGCGAATAGGGTTTTAGTATCAGATGAGTCAGAAACAGAATAACGACTTTAAATATTTAATTCAAATTCCAAACTTTTTATCACAAGAAAAATGTGATGAATTGTTAAAAGACATTATGGAATCAGAACAAGATGTGATTGGTTGTGTTGGTGATGAGCAAGGTAAAAATGCGGTCATACCAGAGATTAGAAAAACTAACGAGTGGTATTTATGTGAACAAGAAGAGAATCAATTCAGACCAACGAAACCAAATAAAGATTGGAAATGGTTACAAGATAAAATGTTTCAAATGGCAAACATTGTCAATGATAGTGTATTTCATTTTGATATTGATGGGTGTGATAATGAATTAAAGTTAATAGAATATCAAAAGGGTGGATTTTATGGTTGGCATACAGACTTTAATGCAGGAACTTGTTCAGTAAGAAAATTAGTAGGAATTGTTCAATTAACAGACCCGAGTGAATATGAGGGTGGAGATGTTCAATTTGGTATCCAAGATAAAGATACAAAAGAGTGGTATTCAATGAACAAATTAAAAGGTTCATTAACATTATTTCCGGCATTTCTATGTCATAATGTGGTGCCAGTTAGTAAAGGTAAACGATATGTAATTCAAGAGTTATTTATCGGAGACCACTTCAAATAGGATAAAAATGTATAAACCAATAGATATGGAATCTTTGAAATTAAATAATAATTTCAAATGGGTAATAACAAAAGATGATTTCTTTTCAAAAGAAGAGTGCGACTATATCATTGACAAAGTAAACAAAAATTCTGAAAGAAAGAAAACTAAATATTATCAAAAAGAAGATAGTATTTGTTTATTAAACATTAATAAAAACAATGAACAAAAATATTTAGATAAATTTTGGGAAGTAATATCAGTAGCAAATCAAATACACTACAAATATGACATCAAAGGTATTTATAGAAATAGAATACAATGTCATAGATATGATGTAGGGGATTGGTATAATCCACACTCAGACTTTTATCCAATTGACCAATTCAGTTCATTAAAATTAACTTGTATCGTATCATTAAATGATGACTATGAGGGTGGAGAGTTTAAATTGTTTGACGGAAAAACCATAGAACAAAAACCAGGTAGATTAATTATTCACCCGGCATTTGCAGGACATCAAATTACCGAGATAACAAAAGGTGAAAGATACTCTTGTGTTGCTTGGGCAGTAGGGGATACTTTCGTATGATACAAAATGATACATTTAAATTTGTAGTTCATAAAGAGGACTTTCTATCATTGAGTCAATGCCAGAAACTAATGAGATATTTGGAAACAGGTAAACCAACTGAATCAGAACTCGCTGGTAATTATGATGAAAATATATTGAACAAAGAAGTTCGTGATAACAAAGAAGTTACAATTAATAACGAGAAACTTAACAACAAATTAAAAATGGTATTTGAATTATCTAACTTATCTATTTGGAAATACAACATACAAGAAATGGAAAAGGTAAAAATACTACGATATGAAAATGGTGGTAAATACAAATGGCATACAGATTGTGGTTCACAAGAAACATCATTAAGAAAACTAACTGCAATTGTTCAATTATCAGACGAAACAAAATATGAGGGTGGAGATTTAGAGTTCGGTATCACAGATAAATCAGGTAAAAATAATTATACGGCACCAAGAACACAAGGTAGTATTACAATCTTTCCAGCGTTCTTATCACATAGAGTTACACCAATAACAAAAGGTAGAAGATATTCATTGATAACTTGGATGTTAGGAGATTGTTTCGTATGAAGTTAGCACTATGTATATGTCCACAATGGTCAGTTCAAACACCTTCATTTGCAATCGGTAGTTTAAAATCACACATTAAAAATAAAGATGTTGAGGTTGAACAATTTGATTTAAACATCAGAACATCATTATACACCAAAGAAAAACACATTGAAAAGTTTTGGGATTGGGGTAATGATACACCTTGGAATTCAGAAGCAAATTTTAAAGATGAAATCTTACCACACTTTAAAGATTTATGGCACGAATACATAGATAAGTTAGCTGAGTATGATGTGGTGGCATTTACCACTTATATTTCTAACATTGTAACAACAGACTATGTTGCCAGATACTTGAAACAAAAAAATCCAAAGATACAAATTTGGTATGGTGGACCTTACTCTTGGTATGCAGAATCAGCAGGGTTAGTTGAAAATGATAATTATAGAGAGTATGTTGATGTGGCTTGTAGTTCAACTGACGGAGAAAAAATAATATCTGATTTAGTTAATCGTTATATGGAAGACGGACATTATGAAAATGTAAAAGGTATTTATCGTTGGGATAAAATAACACCAAGCTTTCCTACGGTATTAAAAAAGGGTCGTAGTGGTAGAAAGCCAGTATTCAATGGGCCAGTCTTACCACAAAATCTAAATGAATTAGAAATACCAAGTTGGGATAAAGAAATCATAGATGAGTTCAAAAAATTAACAGAAGCTTTTGATACAGAATTACAATTACCAATGCAAACTTCAAGAGGTTGCACTTTCAAATGCACATTTTGTAGTGAAACAAGATTGTATAGAACAAAAAACAATGAAAAAATTGTTGATGAGATGAAAGGATTGACTGAACAAACTGGCATTAATAACTTTTGGTTTACAGATTCTTTAATTAATGGTTCAATGAAAAATTTTAAGTTGTTGGTAGAAAAATTAGAAACAGAAATGGACAATGGAACAATACCAAAAATGTATTGGGGTGGACATTTCAGAACACACAAGAAACTTGACGGAGAGTTGTTAACAAAAGCAGTTAATGTAGGATTGAACTATATGAATGTTGGAGTAGAAAATGGTGTTAACAAGATACTGGCATTAATGGAGAAAGGACAGACCACAGATGATGTTAGTCATTTTTTGAAATCTGCATACGAAAGTAAAGTATTCTATATAGCTAATTATATACCAGGTTATCCAAAAGAAAACTATATGGATTTTATATTACAACTAAAATTTTTGTATGACAACCACAAATACTTTGGAAATAATGGGGTTATAAACTTAATGCAATCAACTGATATTTTAAATCACACACCATTAGATGTTTATAGAGATGACTTTGAAGTTTCAAAAGAGAAAACTATGTTGAATGCTTGGGTATCAAAAGACTATAAAAATATATTGATGATTAGACATTTAAGGTCATTCTTGATTGAAATAATGTTAAGGACATTTAAATTTACAAAAGAGGGTGAGGATTTAATCGGAGATGAGTTCTCATATGCGACTACAAAAGAAAGAGGTGGAAAGCCACCATATTATAGAGCAAGACTAAGAGAGAAAGACTTAGTGTTTAATGGTGTTGAAGTAGAACTGAAAGATAATGTAGACAACGATATATTTAACAAAGATTTTTTATTATCCACGGAACAAAACAATGTCGTGGACACGATTAAAAACGAGATAACAAAAACAATAAAAGGTTTTGCTTGGGTAATGGTAAATGTAACCAATAAATCAAATGTTAATTTTAATATTAGAGATAATTTCAAAGGTTATGGATTGAAAGACTCTTGTTTTAATTTAAATTTTTCACTAAAATCTAATGGTGATGACTTTGAGCTTGATTTTGGATTTGATTTTAAGATTGGGAAAGAAGATAAATACTTATTTGATGAAACAGACAAATTAGATTTTATTGCCAGAAACGAAATACAAATTATTGATAATGTTAATGAATACAAATTTTCTGAAGAAGTTAATGATTTATATTTAGATAGCACTGACTATAAAAAACACAAGATTTCAATCCCAAGAGTTCCTATGACAAATCAGTATTAAAAAAAATACATTTTACAAAAAGAGATTACTATTTATTAGTATCTAAGGTTATTCACTATGAAAACAAAAACACTATTTGACCACATAAAAGAAATTACAAATTCACAGAACCCAAATTATTGGGAAGATATTTCTGATGCGGATAAAAAAACTTGGTCAAACTATATGGTTCATAGATTTCTATCAATGAAACCAGAGTGGATTGAAGTAGTGAATGAAATACAACAATACTGGGAATTAGAACCTAAATCAGTTTATCAATTCTACACCAATGTAATTCCCAAAAGCAGAACATTTCTCAGATACACTAAATCTAAGAAGAAATCAAAGATAGAAAGTTGGGCTATGGATATATTATGTGATTACTTTCAAGAAAGTTCACAAAATATTGAAAAAACACTTGACATTATGGGTAAAGATGTTGTATATTCAATTATATCAAAGTATGGTGTAGATGAAAAACAACTAAAAAAAATATGGAGTAAATAATGGCGATTAAAGACGCACCTACAAAAGTAGGAATACCAAAGGCAACCTTAACCAAAGAGGACCAGGAAATGGTAGACACACAAGATGTCGTAAAATATATGGAGAGAACTTATCCTGAAATGACAGGTGAGTTTCTAAAAATACAATCAGAACAATATGAATTGTTTTGTAGAAAACAATATGATTATGGTCCACA